GACGCTGGTAATGAGCATAAATATAAAGTGTCAGCGATTTCTGCAAATCCTTTCACTTTGCAAAACAGGCCTTAAACGTTGATTGGGTGCGGTTCTTGAGACCATCACCTGTCGGTTGCATCGAGGTTCGTTTTTTAAGTTTTTCAAGATTTTCTGTCACGATTCCTGCAAATGGACAGCTCAAATAGGCCAAAATCAGGGCTCAATGTGTAAAACGGTGTAAGTGATAATAGCGTATTATGTTAACCGCATTTTTGCTATATTTTCTGTCACGATTCCTGCAAATGGACAGCTCAAATAGGCCAAAATCAGGGCTCAATGTGTAAAACGGTGTAAGTGATAATAGCGTATTATGTTAACCGCATTTTTGCTATATTTTCTGTCACGATTCCTGCAAATGCCTGTCACGATTCCTGCAAATGCTTAGCTTAAAATAACAATCTCATACCTGAGATCAGTTGCCGGCCCACTCTCTCCAAATCCCACCTTGATGGTAAGTTGCGAACCGGAGAGAGCAACCTCTTCTATCCAGATCATCTTATTGCATCTGGGGGTTAGCAGGACAATAGGAATAGAGCTATATTTTCCTGGTATTGCGTGCGTAGCATAGTTATCGGTTGCCTCAGGAGGCGTTTTGCCAGATGGGTTGCCAACTCCCTGATGTTGGTTGCTGATATGATATTTGAGATTCAGGATAGAGATACTGCCATTTTGTAGATGGCTGCTGTCGATCGCTCCTGCCGCTATCTTCTGTCCAGTGATTACGCTATTGTCGATGTGATTGGTGTATATACAGCGATCTTGCAGGCCTCGTGCGTCGAGCTGTCCTATTGTTACCGTGCGGCCGCTAAAGCTGCCTGCAGGGCTCGTTCTGTTGTCCCATATCTCATAATATCCCTGGTCGGCTTCGTCTTCTATATCGACCTCGTAGTATCCTGTTTGCTCTTTTTCGATCAGGGCGATGCCAGTGGCCCATTCGCCGCCAGGGCGAACGAGGCGCACCTGTAGTCCGGATTGTGGCGTGCGGACGCCACCCTCGCCGGTATAATAGCTAAGTCCATATTGCATAATAATCTCCTTTATGTTGTAGAGGTGACGATCTCGTCGTCGTCCTGGACGATAATAGTAGTCCAGTCGAAGTATCCAGGCGTTCCGATATACTTAGATTCCAGGGAGAACTTGGTAATTCCCGGGTACTCGTGCATATCGTCGGGACACTCCGGCAGCGATGTGATTTGCACGGGGTACTGTTTGCGTACATTCCCGTGCATATATTCCAGATAGTACTTTCCGCCTCCAGAGAGGAAGCCCATAAGTTCGGCATATGTGTCCGGCGTAAGGTACGCCTGAAGTTCAAATTGATCTTCTCTGTATTCCTCTCGGCGGTGCGTGATAATCGGATTGAAGGCGTTCTTTTTCTCTATGCGCCACTTTCTGCTGGGGCGATAATCTATCATGCCTACGGCATCGTGGTAGACATTAGCTGTCCCGCCGGCCAGGCGAATCAAGCGCCATCCTTCTATGTAATTCGCCATGCTTTCACCTTGTATTCGTCTTTTTCATAGTCTTGGGCGAGCTCCGTGATAGCATATACCTGGTCTCGGATACGGATTTTAGATTGCAGTGCCAGGTCATATTTTGCCAGCTGATCAATTACGGCATCTATACTCCAACGGCTTTCGTAAAAGCCCATGAGTTCGCCCTTTATAATTTCTTGCAATTGCGTGGTGTCTCCGGCCAACACATCAAGCTCAGACACTTTCGGCTCTTCCTGGCTTGTTCGCTTCAGCACGAAGGACACCACGTCCCTATCCTCAATATCTATTATATTGTTAGAATAGGCGCCTTTATTCGCCAGGATTATCCTGCCCTGGGCATCGGTGTAGAGCGTGGCATTATAGAGCATCAGCATGGCTCGGAGAACTTTCATCATTCCGGTATGTTCGGAGGTGTAGTTTATATAAGCTTGGCCAGGTTGGAGGTAGCTGGGATAGATGTTGCCGCTAAAGGTCGCTACTACCTGGTGGTCAGGGGTCTGGTTGCTGTCGTATGTTCTACCGTGTATTGTGTCACCGCTTATCAGTTCATCCAGTGTGCTCTCCGCAATTCCTTTGTCTGTGAAGAAGGAGATAAGGCCGTCCATATTATCTACGGCTTCCAATGTGTCCCAACCTGTTTGACTATCATATTCTTGCACCACGGGGCAGATTCCATTGAATATCCGCACAATCCTTCCTCTTAAACGACACTGGTAGTATCCGTCTCCCCCAGTTCCATAATCCGCATGAATTACCACTTTGTGCAAAAACATAAAGTGAATGTCATTCAGCGTAAACCGGTATCCATATTTTGGCTGGTACCAAGTGTTTTCATGTATGGTAAGGCTCACATAGCTGAGTGCCGGAAGCGCATACATATCGCTGTAATCTATCGTGCAGACCGTGAGGGCATTGTCTCGGACAGGCAGCATAAAACGACTTGCGGCCGGAGTTCTGATCGGAATTCTCAACCTTATGTGTAGCAGATACTTTACGAGTATATCCCAAGGCTCAGAGCCTGGTATCGAGCTATACCAGCACTCGAGATCAGAATAGACAGACAGGAGCTTCAGCTTGTCGTAGCAAGTAATCTTTATGATGTTGGTGGAGATGTCCTGCGACAGTTGGGATGTGTCTATAATACCGGTAAAGAAGAGCTCATTATCACGATAGGCTTTGATCTCGTAGTGGGAGATATAGCGCTCGTGCTCATGTTCTCCGCTCAGGATATTGTCTCGAATCCAATCCGTGAGAAAACACTCGAATACGAGCCGTTTTGGCTCTCTGGTGTAGTTGCTTACGCTCTGGAGCTTGTCGGCCGAGACGGATAAGCTGATTATGGCCCTTTGGTTTGTGCCGTCGACCAGGGAATGCTTTACCTGGCCGTAATCCGGCTCGTCTGTTTTACCCTGGTAAAAGTCTATGCGAAAGAGGTTCATATCTCGCTCCGGATCATCTTGCCCTGGTCGTTTATTTCACTGATACGGACGGGGTCGCTGTCGAGGGGATCGACATTAACTTCTATAATCGGGCGGGACTCCGTCACGGCCTGTCGCAGCTTGACGAGCTCATCTGTGACAGTTCCCAGCATCCTGGACATATCACCAAGAGACAGGCCCGACGAGACAGAGCCGCCCGAACCATATTGTACACTTTCTATCTGGCGCACCGGCACGGAGGGCACAGGCAGGCCGGCAAGGGCAAGTTTTACCTGGCCCAGAGGGGCGAAATTGAGAAAGTCAAATAGGTTCTTGCCCAGGGCTTTGACTCTGTCTTTCGCCGTGATATATTCGTCTCCTTCTGCCTCGATGAGGACACCGCCTTCTTGATGCGATCTGCCCTGGATAAGTCCGCCGGTGGCATACTGTTGAGGCTCATACTTCAATTCCTTTATACGTGCGATATTTCCCATGCCGGCGGCTACCGCAGCTGCCGCTGCCGCTGCCGCTAAGCCGGGGCCAATGAGAGGAATACCCACCATAGCTTTGTAAGCACTTATGGCGGCAGTAAACGTGTCCACATATCCCTGTACGATAGACAGGGCTTGCCAACGTTTAAAACCTTTTTCGTTTTCCGTGTTTTGGAGATCGGCCATATTGCCAAGAAAAGAAGATATGTTGCTGAGACTGCGTTGATCATGCGCCATCCTCAGCTCTCTGATGGCTATATACTTCTGCCGCTCTATTTCCTCTTCTGTAATACCTGCTTCAATAAGTTTTTCGCCCCGCTCATCATAGTACTTTTCCAGTGCGGCAAGCTCAGCTTGATAAAACTTGTCGCTGAGCTCCAGATCACGCACGTGGAAGTCGTGCCGGATGTCTGCCAGTTCCTGGAGTCTTTCCAGCTCTTCTACCCTGCGTTCCTCTTCTTCTTTTTGGCGCTCTTCTTCAAGCTTTCTGCGGCGCTCTTTCATCTGCTCAATCTGGGCCTTGATAAGCTGCTGTTCTTTCTCCGTGAGGTAGATGTGGGCCCAGGCATAGTATTCCCTCATGGCTTCCTGCAGGTTGTTGTAGGAATCAACGCCGAGGCTTTCCAAGGTTTCATAATAGCTAATCTCCGCTTTTAGCAGCTTTTCCTCGGCACTCTTATTTTCCTGGGCCTTCCAGGCATTCAGGTTTTCTATGGCTGTTTTTTGGGTTTCGGATTCCGCTTCGGTAAACTCTTGGATCAGGGCCAAGCGGCGGTCATATTCCTGCTGAATGCGCGCTGTCTCAGTAAGGCGTAGATTGGAGAGCTCCTCCATGAGGCGGATGGCTTCTTTGCGGCGTCTTTCCAGCTCGCTGTCCGTGCCGGTTCGTGTTCTCCCGCCACCGCCACCTTTTGAGGCAGGATCAAAAGTAAGATCAGGAGCTTCCAGCATGGCCTTACGGTAGGCTTCAGCAAATTCCCGCAACTCTTTTTGGCTTGCTTGCAGCGAATTTCTGAGTTTGTCGTATCTATCTACTACCCCCTGTGCGTACTGAAGCTGCGCCTCATCTGTATACGGTTTGTAATTATGGCCCCAAGATGTGGCGTCACTTACAGCAGTGGTACCTATCTTCAACCGGCGTTGCAAAGCCTTATCATATTCCTCTTGCATTTCGTTGAGTGCAATTTGTAGCTCGGCCACCTCTTTTATCTTAGCATTGTATCTTTCTCCATATACCTCAGCTATTTTCTTCGACACCAGAGCTTCGGATGCTGCCGTAATAGCCGCCGCCAACTGATCATAAGAGGCAGTTTCAAGGTCTATATTACCGAGATATTCACCATAGTCTCTGTTGAGCGACCTGATGATATTGCGCATCTCTCGCTTGTCTGCTGCAGTGCGGTTGGTGGCGGAGCGGAGCTCCAGCAAGCGAGAGGATAGGATTCTGAATCGTTCGGCTGCGGTAGCCACCTGGCGCTCAGCATCCCTGACCTCGTCTTTCAGGCTTTTTTGTGCCTTCGTGGCGTCGTCGGCCTGAGTCTTGGCGGCAGCGAGACCGAAGGCCAGGGCAGATAAGGCGCCGACGGCAATACCGATTACACCGGCTACCGGATTGATGGCCACTTTCAGGGCGTGTACAGCCGCCGTAAGGGCAGCTATAACAGAGGTTGTGGTGACGATTACAGGAATAGCCACCGTGATACCGGCGACAAATCCTTTCATCACGGGCGACAGGTCGTTATAGGCATCCATCAGGAACTTGAGGCCCCTGAGCAACGGATTGATGATGGTGTTGAGCATTTCGCCGATGGATTCCTTGATCTCAGTCCAGGCAACAGCGTTCTGTAGGCGGAGATCGGCCAGGGCCTCGGCTGTGCCGCCATAGTCTTCTCCCAGTTTTTCCACCAGGTAGGACACTCCTTCGGCGGCGAGCCTCGTCTTGTCGAGCTGTATACCAACACGCCCCAGAAACTCAGTATGCCCCGTGAGGGCTCTGCCCATGAGATCAAAGGCCCTCTCTACCGTCATGCCGGTGGCTTTATGGGCTTCTGCCAAGTCCAGGATGTGGGGCGTCAGCTGCATCACCTCGTCTTTGCTAAGCTTATAGGCCATCGCCATCTTGGACATGAGCGGCAGGAGCTGGTGATCTGCATAGTTGGTAACATCCTGCAGGGAGGCTGCATATTGTGCTATTTCGCCGGCAGCATCTCCGAAGGCAAGCTTAGTGATGGTCATGGCTCTGCGCTGGGTAAGGGCAGAGTCCAGTAGCTCATTGGCAGCGGAGGCGAGCCTTTTCACGGCGGCGATAGCACCATTGACGATAATAGTCAGGTCACGGATGCCAGCAACAGCCGCCTCCACGTCAAAGTCCATTTTGATGGGCTCTTCTGCTTTCTGGCGGAAGTCGAGGAGCTCGGCTTCCGCGGCTTTCATATTGGGTGCCAAAGTATAAAGCTGGATGGGCTTTTCTGTGGCTTGCCGCATTTCCTCTGCGGTGGCCTCAAACCGCTTCAGGGTTTCGTCTCCCGTTGTGGGGTCGACAATTAGTTGATACCGTATCTCTCCCTGTAGCTTTTGCTGCATCTCCTCAATAGCTTTCTGGGTCTTTTCGTCTATCTGGGCTTCGACTCTGACCTGAACGGGCTCTGCGGCCTTCTCTCGGAGGTCGTATATCTCTGCCTCGACCATGCCCGCATCCGTCTCTATATAGAGCTGGATGGGGCGTTCCATAGCCTCCTTTTGGTCTTCTATGGTATCCTTGAAGACCTCGAAGTCTTTTATGGCGCCGTCTGTATCCAGGATGGCCCGGAATCTGATCTCATTGGTTATCCGGCTCATTATTCCTCTGTTCCCACCAGGCAATAGCGCAGGTACAGCTCGGGGAGCGTGTGGGTATCAAAATCCATGGCAGAGAAGCCCAGGCGCCGCATACTCATCTCAAACCTTTCTAATCCGTTTTCTTGGGCTTTACCCTGGATGTGATGCTTTCGAGCCAGGGCTTCAATTTCGGCAAGCTGGCTCGAATATATTCGAAAAAAGCCAATATCCATCCCATGGCTTCCGTGGCGTCCATATTCTCAGGGTCTTGTCCGCTAATGATGCGGATTAGCTCGAGGTCGGCACCGGATTCGACAATAGTTTCAATCAGGCCCAGCTCCGAGAGCTCGGTGTCCCCGGCAAACACATCCGCCAATTTGAGGCGGATGTGCTGGTTGCTAAGGGTAATGCTCAGAATCTGTCTGAGCTGGGAATAGGTTAGATTGATGTTTTTCATTGGTGATTATCCTTCGCCAGGGGAGGGGGGAGGCGGCGTGTATGCCGGCACAGCCAGGGGGTAGATGTCATTCTCCGTGCCACCACGCAGGGAGGCGGTAATGGTAAGGCTGTTAAGCTCGTCGCTCGTGCTTTTCCAGTTGGTTTTCCAGTAGAGCCCGCTGTATACCATTACCTCGGTATCGAAGTCCCAGGCGTTGGGGTCTTTAGTGTCAGGCGTCATTATCTCGTTTTTTGCCAGGATAATGGTCACCATCTTATTGGCGAAGGCGTTTTCATAGTAGTCTTTTTGGGCGTTACTTATCCCATTCAAGACAATCTCCGCCGTGCTGTCTCTGCGTCCGGCTACCAAAGAGTTTCTGGTGGCCAACCTGGCGGCCTGCGACTCTGTTTTAGAGGGCTTTTCGGCCAGCTCGCCCATCTGAATGAAAAGGCTCCCGTCCCTGAGAAGGCGGGCAACGACTAAAGAGTCCGAGAAATTGGCAGTCAGATCGTTAGCGGTTACATTGCCAAGGGAGAAGAAAGCCACATCGCCAGGCATAATGGGAATCTGGTTTTCCCATTTTAGATCATTCACGCCGCTCGGTAGTGTTACAGGTGTCATTAAATTCTCCTTTGCGGGGGCCTAAGCCCCCGCTATGTTAAAATGTTAATACTTCTGGTACATATGGATGCGGTTTTTGGTGTTGCCGGAGAACTGGGTGGCAATCTTCACTTGAAAAAGGCCATCTGTTTCAGCACTCCAGTCCACCACCCATCGCAGACCGTTAAATACAGTTATGCGACAGCCGTCTTTCGACAGGCAAACTATGGTTATCTTGGGGCCACTGAAAGCGCTGCTTTCAAGATAAGCCTTCTGGGCCTTGGACATCCCATTGATAGTCAGCTCGATAGGATTTGTGCGCTTTCCGGGGAGCGAATACTTGCGAGTATTGGCCATCTCTGCCTGAGATTCGGCGGTCACGGGCTTCTCGGCCAATTCGCCCAGGCTGGCGAAGTATGTGTCAATTTCAGCCTGAGCTACAATGGGATCGGTGAACTTGTACTGAAGCTCAGCTTCCGTATATTCCCCCATGGCAAAATAGGCGTCGTCTGTGACTAAGACATCAATCAGCTGGTCAAAGTCCAGATCGGCAGCAGTCATGCCGGTAGGCAGGGTTGGCAGATTAAAAGGCATTACTTGCCTCCTGCGATATTCACGGCTTTCTTCTTGGCGGTGCTGCTGATCTCATAGGCTGCCTGTACGGCAGTATCAAGGCTCCCGAAGCGTTTATTCAGTAGTTTCAATTCTCTTTGTGTAAGGCGTTTGGCAGCGAAATCCACCACCGCATTTTTCTTTTCATGGCCCGGGAGCGACTTTCGTTTTTCCTCTACTCCGGCTATGATCTCAATAATCTTCACCAAGATAGGGTAGATAGCAGTCTCTTCCAGGTCTATGCCCAGCCATTTGAATATCTTAACGCCGAGCGGGAACAGCGCCACAATGATGGCAGCCAGCCGAGGCCAAAACAGATTGGGCTTTTGGGGCGGCTCATCGGGCACGGGCGTGAATGTAGGGGGCACATCCTGGGGCAAAGGCTGGGGAGCCTGAGCCCTCAGGGCGGTCACGCCGACCGCTATAATCGTAAGTGCCAGAATGGTTAGAATAAAGAATCGTCTCATGGTTTACCTCCTTATTAGTTTTATTCGCCGGCGGGCGGGTCGTCGGATTCTCCGCTACCGGTATCGCCACCACCACCGGTATCTCCGCTGCCGGTGTCACCGTTTCCACCAGTGGTGCTGTCGGTAGTAGTGATGTTGAAGACTTTGGCAAATCCGTCCACGTAGGTGATTCCGGGGCGGATACGGATATACCAGTGATAGTTCCAGTCGGAACCGTGGTGCTCAATTTTCATCTCGGCATCGGTGCGGACACCAATGATGATGAACTTGGCCAGTCCGACCACGAGATAGTTGTCGTCCAAGAGACGGGGCTTCACGGGAATACCGCCGTAGCTTATCTTGCCACCATCAAGCAGGAACTTGTCGCCGGCGGGGGTTTCGCGCTTGGCGATCCAGCCTGCCAGGCGGACGTGGTCTTTCTGGCTCACGTAGATCACGAACTGTTCTTGCTCTTCCAGGACGTCATCACTGAAGCTCAGCAGAGCGGCTTCGATCTGTTCTGCCCAATTGACATAGTCTGCGGGATCGATGTTCACGACCTTGTTGGCCGTGGTTGCGAGCTGGACAACGCCATTGAGTGCCTTCAAGGCGGGGGTTGTGCTGCTGCGGCTTCCCTTGAAAAGCAGCTTGCGCAGGGCTTTCTCTGTCTTCCGGGCAATGTGTTGGTTCACATAGGCACCGAAAGCCGCCTCGCCGAATTTGTCCTTGTAGAACTCGACGGTATCGCGACTAAGCTTGAATTCTGCAGTCAGGATGCCGGTGGGCACTTGCAGGTCGTGCATGCCGACACTTTGGGCGGTACCGGGGGTGTCCTGAGAGTTGGTGAAGACCAGGTCATCAATTAGGCCGACATCCACGCGCTCGTCTTTCATCAAGGGTAATACCGTGATGTCGGTGAGCGTGTCTCCTGGTTTGCTTTCGATCACCTCGTCAATGAAGAGGCTGGTGGTGGTGGGCGTGAGGATGTTCATGGAGGTGCCGGCATCCACATTGGCAATGCTCTTATAAAGCTCGACTCTGGACGCCTTAACAATCACTTTTTGCCCGTCAATCATCACCTCCTGGTCGGCAGGGGGTTCTTCGTTTTTCAGGCTCGTGCTGATGGCCTTGCTGATAGAAGTGTTAATCGCTCTGAGCTCGGAAGTTAGGGTTTTCATCAGCTCGTTGGATACCTGCTGGTCTCCCTGTTTTTCGAGATCGGCGATACGTTCATTTACCAGGGCCAAAGACTTGCTGTCGGCAGAGGTTGGATTTACAGCGATAGCCTTTTCCAGCCTTTCCTTGAGGCTTTTCAGCTCTGCCAGGACAGCGGCATTGGTTTGGGTGTCGGGGTCGGCTGTGACGACCTGGTCGGCCCTTCCGGCGATGGAGACGCCGTTGAACTGGCCCTTCTCCACTTTTTGCCAGGTTTCGGAATTGAGATCGTCGCACTTCAATACCATCACCCAGCTTCCGACCTTAGTCTCGGGGAAGTGCTCATTGTCTTTGGTTTTGAGAATGTAGCTTTCTCCCACAGAAAACTCAGGAACGGGCACGGAGTTGTGGTTTACGTCGTTGCGATTTACCATGCCGCCCTTGGCGAAACTGTGAGCTGCCTTTTCCACTTCTGCGGCGCTGTAAAAGTCGCCCTGCAGGTCTTTTACGTCCGGCTCCATAACCGTTACGTAGATCAGGCCCTTGGTGCCACTGCGTTCGCTTTTAAACTTGTCGGAAGTGTAGATAGTTGTGTGGTTTCCATTTGCGCTTTTGATGATGGCGCCACGCATATTGGCGGGCTTCATATCATCAAAAAGGAGAGAGACCAGATCGACGTCCACGTTCATCAGTTCTCCCTTGCGCAAGTTTCTGCGTTTAAAGAATTGTAGCATAAATCCATCTCCTTTTTTTGTTATGCTTTTTTACGGAGACTGCCGAACAGTCTCTCTTCTGCTGTTTGCAAGAGCTCTGTCAGGTTTCCAAAGTGGAATTCTTCCGGCCTGACGTTCCAGCCGAATTCCCAATTGAACTCATAGGCCAGCGTAAGGGCCAGCCTGTTCTGTATCGGTTTTGCCACGAAGTTGTAAAATATATCCATATCGCTGCGGTTATCTCCACCTAACTGCCCGGGCACCAGCTGAGACACCAGCCTGGGGGGCACACGGTGATAGGCAAATATCCCCTCCCTGAGGTCTTTTTTAAGCGTGAGGAATCCGCCCTCTCTATGATCCTGCCGGAGCGGCTCAATCCGGATTTTCACATTGGGATTGTCGCTCTCGATGAGGACTGTGGAGTGGCTGCGGTTATTGCCCTTTACCTCGGAGAGGGCCTTTTCGATCTCGCTGTATGCATCTTGGATCACTACGTTGCCCGCCTCGTCCGTGACGGTGTTATCCCGCAGTGTGCCGCCCTCTACAATAATGAAGTAGTCAATCATGAGGCCGTTTTTAAAGTTGTTGTAATCAAAGGTTTTGATCTCGCTCAATATCTCGATATTGATGGCAATAGGAAGCCCTGCCAGCCCCCAGAGCTTGCTTCTGTGGGTGGGCTTCTTCATGTGGATAATATCCGCATAAGGATAATCCTTGCGCTTGCCACCCCGCAGCTGCAGGTAGTTGGGCCGGGCAAAGCCATACTTGTCATAATTTTCTACGATCATCATTTCGGAAGGCAGGATAGTTTCGAGGCCGCACCACTCGCCCTTGGCGTTCCGCATCTTGAGCAGGAAGCCGTTTCCACAAGCCTGGTGGTGGCGGACGATCTCGCTAAGCACAGTTATTTGATTTTCGCAGACGCTGTATTCGGCAGAGTCAAACCATGCCTTCACGTTGGGGTTGTCGCATTCCACCTGCAAGACCACCACTTTTTCCATGGCGTCCACACAGCCCCAATGATATTCGTCTAAGTCCAGCAGTTCAAGCAGCTTGGCCATGGAATATGGCGGCGGCACGACCCTCTTTTTCTCGGCAGACTTCGAGAGCAGATAGGGGCCCACCTGGCTGTATTTCGATAGGTCTACGGGTTCATATGCCAGGCGCTTCTCTGCCAGCTCGCCGGCGTGCGAGATGCCCACACGGTAACCGCCAAACTTCATTATGTTCACGATCCTGCCCCCGAGCCAGGACGCAAGAGTTCCAGCCTGGCAATACGCACCAGACGGGCCCCGCCCATACGGCCATCATAGTATTCTATTTTGGGAATGTCTCGGCCCATCCTCTCTATCAATTGGGCCCTAAGCTCCTCTTTCAGGTTCCACAAATCCTGATCTGGGTCTTCCACCTTTTGGGCATTTACAATCAGGAAAACCACCCAGGATATGTCGGTAGACGTGTATCTCCTGGAAGTGCCGAGCTTGCCGTCCTCTGCTTCCATGCAGATAATGGCTGCGGGCAGCTCTTTTGGGATGTCGTTTTTGTTGAACCTGATCTCTGCTACACTCGTGTGCTTTAAAGCTTGTTCAATCAATTCTCTCTGCTTCATCATAATACTGTTACCGCCATGTTTTCAAGTTCTTTAAGTATCCACTCTTCATGGTTTTTAATTACTTCCTGGTAGACGTTCCTTGCCGGAATGCCTCGCCGCCTGATTGCGGCTCTGATCATATAGGCCATCGTCTCCACGGAGAGAGGTTCGCCCGTATCCTTATCGACCCAAGCGAGGCCCTTACGCTCTACCCAGGCGATCAGTGGGGCTATGGGCGTCCAGGAAGGGACTTTGCCGCCAAGGACATAAGGCTCATGCTTCACATTGCTGCCGAGCCTTAATGCTACTGTATCATGGCTTACCTGGGTTACGACGTAAGCCATGGCGTTGTAAAAGTCGCCCTGATCATAGATGTATCTGTCCGAATAGCCGCCATGGTCGACCACTCGGATCGCTTCCCTCTGTGCCTCCACGTTCAGCTTGTTGCCGATATAGTGCACCTTCTGGGTAAGCACTTCCATGATGGCCCGATATATCTCTTGCAGTTCGAAGTCCATCAGATTACCCTTGCCCTGACAGGCTTTCTTTCTGGCTCAGTAAGCTCAGAAAGCTTAAGCCTGAGATAATGGCTTCCGTACGGGGCCAATGCCTCTAAAGCCCTGATCAGAATTTTGTTTTTAAAATCTTCAATTTCGGCGCCGGTTAGGAGCTCTGTAGCCGCCTGGTCTATGCCGATGGTTTTTACGATGCCCTCGCCGACTGTATTCAGGTTGAGAAACTCCGCCACGGAGTAGAGCATGAGAAAAGCATAGCCCATGCGAAAGGCTGTCCGTAGGTGTGTGGTTACCTCTTCGCCACTGGTGGCATACTCAAAAGGCTGCTCTTGGGTATAGTGCTCAATACCAGCCAGCACGAGGTCTTGATGCTCTGCAAAGATCGGATTCTTCAGCATATCTTCAGTGGGCAGATTCAGTATCTTGCACACGTCTTCTGTCGGTAGCGGTATAACGGGCTCAGGCATAGCTTTCTCCTTGTATCTTTTTAGGAGTCAAATAACTCGGGGGCTGCTCCCAGGTCAAATCGAGCTGCTGCCTACTGCCACAGTTTTTGCTCAAAACACCATCTCCGTCTGAGTTCTACAGCGCCAATGGAAGGGGGGGAAAGGTGTGTGGGGGCCGGATACGCCTATGGGATTACGGTTTTTGTCCCGTATTATCTGCGAGTCTTTTACCCAGGGCGCCAAGGCCTTGATGTGCTCCCGAGCCTCTTCAAGCCCCACTTTCGTCATGTCTATGTTGTTAAGATTTTCCATAACCTCGAGGGCCGGCTTAAGCTCATAAATCTTGTTTGCGCTCACGAGCGCCCAACAGATTTCGCTGGTGCGGACATCCATAGGGTTTACCAGCCGGTAATGCGTCGCTCCAGCAGCTTTGTAGCCGTTTAGCCGGCCGTATTCCCTGATCCGGAGCAGCATATGCTCGGCAAGTCCATACCAATAATGGTCAGATTGCTCAAGATCGGCAAATTCTTCTTGCAGTGCAGCGGCAAGGTCTCGCTTAGTCCATCCTTCCCGGAAGGCCTTGCCCAATATCTCCCTTATGGGTTGGGCAACCTCTTCTCCGGCGCCCTTGATCCAAAACACATTGTTGACGCTCACGGTGGCAATAGTCTGCTCATGCTGGTACCCATACAGCCCGATGCTTATTTGGGCGCCCATCCTCTGCACGTCCTGTAGCCCGAGGTAATAGCTTTTTCGCATATAGGCCTTGGTGGGCTCGTTAATGGCTGCCGCAAAGTCTTGCCCCAGATGCTGCTCAATTACCACCATCCACTTGCGGACAGTCTCTTCATTTTGGCGTTCGTGCTGCGGGAGCTCCACCAGCATCTGGATAGCAGTATACGCAGCTTCCCGGACAGACTCCTGCCAGGCATTGATCAAGACCTGATAATACTCCCGCAAGAGCCGATCAAAGAAGGTCATGTCCGCAGGCTCCTTACCCTTACCCTGTGGCGGCTGCTGTCGTACTCGCTAAAGCGCTCCAGGCAGCCGGCAAGTGCGTCCGGGCCATCAACATAGCCATCCGGATAGGTTAGAAATTGGCTTACCAGGATATGCGTGTCCTGGCCTTCCGGCAAGAGCAATTTGCCGGTCTCTATAGTGGTTTCCGTGCGCTCGATGCGCAGATTCTTGTTTTCTTTATTATCAATCCTTTTGATGCGATGGGAGATGGGGTTGAGGCCGTTGTCCTGTGCCCAGCGGTCGAAATCCTCAAGTATCCTGGATTGCCCATAGCTTACCTCGATGGCGCCTCTGAACCTGGCCCCATACTTTCGAGTAAGCTCCATGAAAGCGTCGTAATAATACTTGAAAAAGCGGGTATTCTTGGTCTGCCGCACCCACACATGGAGAGCGTAAAACCTGCTTCCGTCGTAGGCAAGCGAGACAATACCCTTGTAACATCCTTTTTCGCCCCAGGCAGGGTCGGCATAGAGCCACACCCTTCTTATCTGGCGGGAAGGGGGCGGGTATTTATATCGCTGGAACCACTCCGCTTTAAAGATATTGCCCTCGATCACGGGGCGCCCCAACATCTCTCGCTGGTAGCCGACGGTGCCAAATTGACGTCTGAGCTTTGGCAGGTCTTCTGTGGGATACTGCTCTGGCCAGACGCTGTTTCCTTCGGAATCTTCCAATGGGATGCGAATAAGGGTCTTTCCGTGGCTCGAAATTACTTTCTGGTGTCCCGGGTCGAAGTCGGGGTTTTCCTCCCGAATTTCGGCATATATGAGCCCCTGAAGCTGGGATATGGCATAGTTGGGGTGGACCAGGTTCCCTGCCCAGATAATTCTCCAGTCTCCACCAGGGTCAAGAGCGCCGGCGATCTCTTGCATGATTTTGTCTAATTTCCGCTTGCCGATCCTTGGCGATCCGATGTTTGCCTCTAAATCTATATCGTCTGCCTTTACTTCCTGGGGCCGGATGCCCAGGTACTCGTGGAAAAGGCCACGGATGCCCTGCTTGATGCTTCGGGCCATGATTATAGTCTTATCTTTCAAGACAATCTTGCTTTCTTCAGAGGCGATAATCTGCAGCTCAGGGAAGTCTTGGGCCAGGCGGTTGTTGAGCCGTATCTGGTTTTCGATAAATCTTACTTTCAGGCCGGACAGCTCAATATCTGCGGCCACGTTGACCGTAAATTTCATGCCTTTGATTATTCGCCAGATGTCTCTGGCGGAGATAATGAGCGTACTCTTGCTGAGGCCACGAAAGCCGGTGATGGCAGTAACACCCTTGCGCTTCTCCACTTCCTCAAACATCAGCTTGTGGTCTGCGCAAAAAGGCAGCTCAAATATGTGGGGCATATAGGTCTTGCAGAAATATGCAAAAGAATCCCAGCCTTCGCCGGTAACATTTCGGACTCTTGCGTTTATGGCCCGAGCGCTTGTATCTGGGAATCCTTGCAGACGGGGCGTCTTGGCGACTATTTCCGCCAGACGCTTCCGCTGCCGCTGGGTAAACTTCTTGCCGCTCATACTATTGCAGATTCAAGGTGTTGCGGGCGTAATCTTTTGCCCAGGTTCTCCATGCCTGGTATTCCAGCCACTCGTCTTCATCTTGTCCGACCAAGTGGTTGTTTATTGTGGCAATCTCTTGATCCAGGGTATATTTATAATGGATCAAGGCGGAGACCACATCGTCATAAGTGCGGGTAGGCGAGATTGCCTCGTTCCCTGTCCAATAGGTCTCTCCGTCTATGGTGATTTCTTCCAGATTCCATCTTACCACGTAACCTATAGAAATCTGTTCCATGAGAACGGGTTGAACGTCATGATTTGCTTTCATTCTGTAGCTCCTGTAAATGTGTAATATGTTTTGTTGAATGCGATCTGTGCCCTGAAAGGCAGCTCGCCCCTATAGGCGTTTAGCTGATCCCTCAACACTCTGGAGGCCGTGAAGAAGACTCGTCTTTCGCCCTCCAGTTCGATCTGAATAATGGTGTAAATGCCGTCTTTGGATTTGGCATAGCGGCTGGCTCGCTCTGCGAAAGCCAAGACGACTATATCCTTGCCCACTACGTCATGAATCGAGATTTTCTCGCCATCGAGAGTGGGGTCGGCGTGGAAATCAGAAAAGTTTTTCATGCCAGCCCCTGGAGTGGGTTTCTCAGGTTTTGGTCTTTGCAGTATCTGTCCACAATCCCAAATATGCTATCGTTGTAGACCTTACGCCGGAGATTGAGGCAATTCCCGTATTTTAGCCAGCCGTAGTAGCTCAGTAGCGATCTATATTGCCGGTCTGTGATCCGGCCGGCCTTTTCTATACTGCGGGAGAGTTTGAGCACCTTCTTGGCGATCCGCTTCCGAAGTAGTGTATACCCGTGAAAGAAGCGGTACCCCAGGAAGTCTATGCCCCTGGCAGCTACAGGGAATATCTGCCAATTCTCTTTGACTTGTAGCTTGAGCTTGGCCAGGAAGGCAACAATGTGGGAGAATACTTCCCGCAGGTAGTTCTTGGAGCTGCCTAAAATCACGATGTCGTCACAGTAGCGGAAGTAGTACCTTACCCGCAGCGCCTCTTTTAGATAGTGGTCGAAGTCATTCAGGTAGAGATTGGCGAAGTATTGAGAAAGGTAGTTGCCGATCGGCAGCCCAGTCGCGGAATCTATCACTTGGTCAAGCAGGGCTAAGAGCCTATGGTCTTTGATTTTCCGGCGGATCACGCTTTTAAGTATCTCGTGGTCGACACTCGGATAATACTTCTTAATGTCGATCTTGAGACAGTAGGCTGTGCTGGCTTGGTCTTCTCTCAGTATCCTGGCCAGCTTCTTGGCTGCCTTATGAATGCCACGTCCCTTGATACAGCAGTATGTGTCGGCTATCATGCTCTTTACCCAGATCGGCTCCATGATCTGGAGAATGGCATGATGGATTATACGATGCGGGAAGTAGTCCAGGCGGTATATCGTTCTTTCTTTTCCGCTGTCGACCACTCTGGTGATGATGTCGTAGTCGCCGACTTCGTAGGTCTGATCTTTCAGCATCTGATGGATAGCTTGGGCGTATCTTTCCGGATCACGGTCTACCATCTTGACCTCTCGGTAGTGGGTCTTGCCTCTTCTCGCATTTTCATGAGCGGCTAGTAGGTTTTCCATGTCTATGATCCTCTCAAAAAGGTTGCCATGCCGTTTCATCTGCTATAGCTCCCCAGAGCTTTCGCTTGCGCTACCAACACTTGTGGGGATTGCTTGGTATTCCGGCGAGAGCCGAGGTTTCCGGGGGTTGCAGTGTGGTTTTATAAAACTATAGCTTAGCTGCCTGCCAATCGTAGAATTCGAAGTACTGAGACTGTAGCTCGTATTCACGTAAAACGCACCAACGTTTCGACTGTTATTCGCTCTACCGCTCACTGCAAAGGCGCGTTTTCCGGAAGCCTTGTTTATCATTGTTGCATCCTATTAATTTTTGCAGAGCCGCCCGCCAATCGTAGAATTCGAAGTACCGAGACCCCAGGCCGTATTCACGCAAAACGCACCAACGTATCGACCGTGATTCGCTCCACCGCTCATCGCAAAGGCGCGCATCCCATTCCCAGACTGGTTGAACCAATCGTGGGTATAGGCATCTATAGGTCTGCTTTTCGCATCATCATTAGGCAATAGATGTGGCGAGGGGGATTTCCAGTATCTGCTGACGTTTACTATTGCCAGGTCACTGCTCTCTATAGCTGGTAGCTTGATATAATTAGCATCGCCTTCGGCAGCAGCAGGGCTTAAATGCGATTTATACTGCTTCGGGGCAGCTACCCCGCCATCAATGCACTTGTGCGCATAGGCGGTTACTATTCCGCCATCACCAGAAAATACAATGCCGTCCACCCACTTGAATATGTGCCCATAGGGCTGCTCAATGCCACGATACGAGAGCGAAAATATGTTGTATTTATTGCTGGCGATCTGGATATATTGATTGTCTTTCGTCAGATCCCTGGTTCCATTACCGGCAGAGATAGTGTCGCCGGTTTTACGTATAGTTCGATAGCCGTTATAAGGCGTCCAGTCGGCTCCGCTTATATTGTTTATCCCGGATCCAAGCTCAATCTGCGTCTGCATATGCCCCAGCTCAATAATCATCAGTAGCTGGATTATAAAGTTCGTGGTGGCGTCGTACTGGTGGTATCCTTCCCCTACACTTTCGCTTGCAGTGCGATAATTAGTCAGAGATATGTTTGTTTTTCCATAGTAGCCCGCAACGCTCAATATCTTATAGTTAGGCGGTACGGGGGTAACAGTGGCGCCCTCCCACGTAGAAGCGGCCTCGTCCCAAGCCCCATACCATCCGTCCTGAGGATTATTGTCTTCATCGGCAAGCACGCCTTCGAAAGCCCCCACATATCTCTTGGGGTAGAAATTCCCGCCTGGTATCTCTCGGAGGCTTATTTGATGATGCTGCCAGCCGTAGTAGGCCCTGCCTTCCAGATCGTCGGGGTTCTCCGGATCAGGCTCATAGCTCCACTTATGCCAGAAAGACGGAATTTCCACCATCACGTTGCCATCCTGGCCCCCAAGTTTCGCATCGCCGATCATGTAATAAGCTTCGCAAGCTTCTGCCACTTCGCCAAAGCCATCAATATGCGGATGCGACAGAATATAGGCGGATTGGTCGCTGGAGATACCTATGATCACGCCATACCAGCTCGCCCCCTTCCCATCAAATATGTTCATCACGCAGCCAATCTTCTTCGGGTCAGGCTTCGTGTTGACTTTTACCTCGTAGTTTCCGACCTGCTTATCGTCTATCACCACGCCGTAATTGTCCAACACTTCGGTTACTATCCCTTCAGCATTGTCGACAGACTGCTGCCTCCAGCTCCCTGCTTGCCACATACTATTCCGGTGGTCTAAATAATACTTTACCTTGCCATCATACCCCACCACGCAGCGGCGCAGCTTATTATGGACGGTTAGCCGCTTTTCTGGCACCTTATCCAGGCCCTGGTCATATCCGGCAGCCAGGCCGGTGCGCTCATACTCCAGCCCATTAAAGGTATACACGCCGTCGGCGACCGTGAAAGTGTCCCGAAACTTGAGCCCATACCAGGCATTATTTACGGACTGTCCACCGGCGGCTTTCCCAGTGATGCCGACACCTATCTTAAGTTGCAATCTCATCTTAGCTATAGACGATCAGCACCATGTCGGTGACAAGTGGCATCTGGATATAAGTAAAATGCCCTTTCAGCTCGTAGCCGTCGCACACAACATCATTCAGGTCGCTCAAGTTCACGCCCACGCCACCCAGCTTGATGCTGGTTGTGTTGTCGGGGAAATCCGCTTTGAAGACGGCGACGCCGGAGGCAGTACCCTGGAAGGTGTTGCCGGCGGTAAGCACCCGAAAGTAGTCCGGCATACTTTGCATCTCTTTCTTAGCCATTGTTCTCATGCTCATGATACACTCCTTTTATTTTGTGTTATTGCTTGTGATCCTGCGTTTTGGTTGGAGCCGACCCTCGTTGATCCACATGAGTTCCAATTTTGTGAATCCTTCATTCATCTTCGTCTCAATCAGCCGCTCCATTCCGGCGAAACGCTCATCTATTTGCTCACGAATCTGCAGGAGGTTCGAGCTCCTCAGCTCGACCATCTCTTCGTGCATATTCTTGATTTCATCTTTTGCGTGTTTGAGGTCGTTCCACACGGTGCGGAACAACCAGCTCATCACGCCGCTGTAAAGCCCGAATATAACAAACAATATCTTAACTACCCAGTCTTCCATTCCGGCGCTCCTATACTCATGAAATAGAGGCATCCCCGAGAGGGAGGAACCAGTCTCTCAGGGGATGCCCACATGGAGGGTTTATGTCGATGTAGAAGGTACGTCACTGGTTCCTCTTTCTCAAATACTCGCTTAGCGGCATTACGATTTTCTTAAATTCTTTTAACAACATATCCAGGTCGTTCTCCTGCATATAGTCCGTCGTCTGATCCAGAAAAACCACGATGTGGTCGTTGAGGTCTTTCGAGGGCGCTGTCCGGCGCTCTTCTGCTTTCAGAAGCTGCACCAGGCTCTGTAGGTTATAATTTGTCGGGTCTTTCGCAAAAGACCTGAGAGCAGCAACATACGCCCGTCGCCGCTCTAATTCGGCGGTCTTTTCGAGCCCCATCAGCTCCATCTCTTCTTCTGCCCATCCGTACTTTTCAATCCACTTTTTCATGGTCACGGGAGAGCAGCCCACCAATTCGGCCAGAGAATAGATGTCTCTGTTGCCGTTCAGGTAGGCTTCCCGGGCCATTATTCTTTTTTCTGCATAGATTTTCTTTTTTGGTACGCTGCTCATGGGCCCACTTCGCCACGCCCGCCCTTCGCCGTCAAACCGAGCTGCTGCCTACTGCCACACTATTTTCTTGCAGACACAAAAAAGCCCCGATGATTAGTCGGGGCAGATAGGGAGTAAAGGCAGATTAGCTTACATATTCCTCAAGGTCTGGCTGTTTGTGCCATTTTCCGTACCAAAACCAGTGGCTCCATTCGTGGAGCATCATCAATTCGTGTTTTTCCAGTCCATTGATTTTGGCCATGAAGGCCTTAGAGTCTACCCCCCACTTAGTATCCAGGCCATCAATGGTGATAGCGTCTTCAAGATGCGCAGGATAACCTGCGATCAGTTGGACGCTGTACGTAAGTCCATTATCTGCGTCCAGGATAAGCTTCAGCTCATTTTTGGTAAATCCCTGCTTAATCCACTGCGCAAAAGATGCCCGTACATGATAGTACGTGTCCGTAAAATGGGTAACAATTGCGGCAAGGTTGCCCAGCTGCTCGATCTTGTCGGCAACCTCTACCTCAAATCTTATTGTGGTCTTCTTCATTGGTTCCTCCATTGGTTGATGTTGAGACCAAGATATTAAAGACGGCAAAACTGTCAACAATAAAGTGGCAGAACTGCCGTCTTTTATGCCGTCCGAATATCTATTGTGCGCCGCAGCAAGGATTTACCAAGACACAAAAAAGCCCCGATGATTAGTCGGGGCCTGTGTCTTTAGGTAGCTATTCCTCCAGCGGATTTACTTTTTGCTTTTCGAAATAGCGGTTCGCATCGGCGCCGTTGACTCTTAGCTGTCGCTTGATCCTAAACGCCGGCAGGGGGTTGTCTATGTCGTTGATCATGCGGTACACGGTCGAAATGTGCACCTCGATCCGTTCTGCTATCTCATCAGGCCGATATGATCTTTTGTCGTCAAACAGCTTCATTGCGGGCCCCCTTTAGTCGTTTATATTCGTCTTCTGCCCACTGCGGGCTCTCGCCCTTCAGCACCATGAAGTTCATGCCAGGCGCTTTGCGCATCGTCCGGACACGCTCGGGCAGATAGTACTTCTCATAGCTTTCAGCATCGGGAAATTGCAGCGTCCAGCGCACAAAGTCCGCCCAGGTGGGGAAGTCCCACCAGGGCCTTGCCAGCAGCTTTTTTACCAGGGCGGCATCGGCTACCTTCTTCTGCTCTGCCTCCTTCCTGGCCTGCACTGCTTGCGGAGTCTGTGGCGCTCGCCTGGGCTTCCAAAGGGCCCGCCGCTCATCAAACTTCTTGAGTTGCCAAAGCGTAGAAGGGCGCAGATATCTGCTCCATTTAGGGCTGTCTATCCACTCCTTGCACATCACCTCATGCACCTTATAGAAGTCGTCCACGGAATATCCAGCAGCCAGGATAGCCTGAGCCATACGCAAGGCATCCGGAGTGAGCCCGTAGTTTCTTCCGGTGCGGCGATTGAGGTCTTGCAACACGGCTTCCGCCTGTTTCCGAACCAGGGAATCTGACGAGGCTTGGTTTTGTTTGATTACCTCTCGCCTCACCAGTCCCCTGATCCACCTCCGGAAACGACGGCACAGTTCGGCTTCGCCTACCACTTGCACAGCATCATTCCAAAGGGTTTTGTTATCCATCTCAAGCTCCTATAACTGGCTAAATTGCAGTGTGAGCGGCTTCAGCTGCCCGTTTTCGTCCCTCACCTTGAAGTTGAAATACTCCTTGGTGTCCCTGACCTGCACCGCTTTCAGGATTATATCCATGGCTTCTTTCCAAGTGGGATCATCAATCTCAAGGCTCGGAAGCTTTAGCAAGGCCCGCACGTCCAGGTTGCCCTTCTTGTCGACCCTAAATGCCTGGTTGACAAGGGCAATCAGCTCGGTTTTCGAGCCTTTCGACCACTCCACGATACACTTATCTATCTTGGTCTTGGCAACCTGCAGCGTCTCATCAAATTCCTGCAGCTTATGCTGTCGGACTTGCACCTGCTTGTCGCCACTGAAAGACGTGATAACGGCATTGCCCTGCCACTCTTCCCCATAAGATTCTGCCACCTCTTCCAGGTAGCTGTAGAGTATCTCTCGCATCTCTGCCTTCCTCTTGATGATGTCTTCCTGCAGGTCGATGGCCATGTTGACCACTTTTTCTGCCACTTCGTCACGTCTCCGGTCTTTCTCGGATATATGCTTAAGCGGCACCACCAGCCCCTCTGCGTCGATCCAGTGAACGTGTTTTCCTCTCTTAACTGTTATCGCCATGGTTTACCTCCTAAATGGCTCTTTGAAGTTGGTTATAAACTGCCTGCACCTGCTTCGTGTAGTTTGGCGCAGTAGCATACCGGCCACCTATAGGCCGATTGAAATCTCTCTTGGCCATCGTGCTCATGCGCACGTAGCCGCCCTTATCCTCAGGCCAACGATACTCCTTGTCCATAAGCTGAAAATACCGTTCCAGCCCCGCCGCATAGCTCAAGAAATACTTATTGCTGCCATCGTCAACATTCCCCACGTTGAAGATGTTCTTGGTCTTTCTGCTTCGTCTCGCTTGCGGATTGCAAGCAAAGTGAGACTCCACGATTCCCTGGGCCACGCAAAGCAGAGATTCTACCTTATACTCTTCTGATAATCTCAGAATGTCATGCGCCATGGTGGGTATATCGAAATCCAGCACGGCGTTTCTTCCAAATGGCTTTACGCACTTCTCCAGCAGGATGTCCGCAAGCCTCGATGTTGTTAATTGTGTCTGCATTTATATCTCCTTTTTGGTTTCTGAATGTATAGTGATCTTGCCCGCCATCACGGGCTCAAAGTTCCTCAGCTCCATCTCTTTGATAAGAGATTCTAAAAAGCTCGGAACCTTTTCGTCTGCCTTTTCTGCCGCCTGCTTTGCCTTTGCCTCC